CAGAAGGTTGGGGGTTCGAATCCCTCCGGGCGCGCTAGGGCCCCTGCCGGCGTTGTCGGTTGGGGCCTTTCGTCGTCTAGGCCCAGGAGCCACGTCGCGGAGATGCCGGTGAGCATCTCGATCCGCTTCGCCATCGAGACCACGTTCCGGGGTCGGGAGTTGTTGGCCTCCCACTGCTGGTAGGCGCTCGCGGTCACACCTAGCTGGTCAGCGAACTCGCGCTGCTGCATGTCGACGGACTGGCGCGCCTTGCGGAGTCGGTCGGCGAGAGTCCACTCGGGGACCCACGGGCCATCCGAAGATGGCTGGGCTGTACTTCTCGCGTTCGATGTAGCCATGTCCGCAGTATGGCATACCTAGGCAAAGTGCGCAAGACACGCCGAAAATTAAGCATGACTTGACACACCCCGCCCGGACTGCTTGCCTTGCCTCATGCGAACTAAGCAGGCTTATGAAGTCCCCGAGTGGCTTACCCCTGGACAGGCCGCCGCGATCGTCGGAGTTTCTGCCGACACCATCAAGCGCTACGAGAAGCGCGGTCTCATTGCCTCCGAGCGCACACCCACGGGCCACCGTCGCTTTCGCCGGGAGGACGTCGAGGGCCTGCTGACCTCTGCGCCCAACGGAGCGGCGTCGTGACCGCCCTACGCGGGGAACGCGACGAGGTACGCGTCGCCGGTCCACACGAGCTCCGCGTCCATGGCGACCTTGCCGGTGTGGCCACCGACAGCCTTCCGCACCTTGCCGGTGAGGTCCTTGGGGATGTAGCCCACGACCTTCCCGTCGATGGTGACGGCGATGGCGTTCGGGTCGTACCGGTTGCCCGGGTCTCCCATGAGCAGGACCCGCACTGCGGCGACGCGCTCCCCACCCCGCTCGCTCCACGCAAGTCGCTTGCCCGCCTTGGTCAGGGCCTTCTGGTACTGAGTGGTGCCCGCAGCGGCGAACCGCTGCCCGAGCTGCACGGTGATTTCCTGCGGCGTTCTCGCCATGGAGCCCCCTCCATCGTTGGTGCTGCCAACGCTACTCCGGTAGGTGCCTGATGGAGCCGCTCAACCCCGTGCAGGTCGAACTCGTTGCCACGTCGACGGGCCTCTCGCGCCGCCTCGTCTCGTGGATCCTGCTCCTGCCGCTGCGCGCGTGGCTCGTGATGCTGCTCCTGCCCGTTGCCACGGACTGGCACCTGTCGTATTGGCAGGCGCTCGCCGCCGTCGTGCTCGCGTGGCTGATGCTCATCGGCCGTGGCCTGTCGGCCCGCTTCCTCGACAAGGACGGCAACTGACATGGCTCTCGAGGTGACGATCGCGCCCACCGGGTCTCGCATGGCGCCGGCGGCGGAGCAGGTCCAGGTGAACTTCACCGGCACCTACCCCCGCGATCTTCACCCGGGACCCGTCGACGTGGTGAACCAGGCCCGCTCTGAGGCGCTCGCGCAACTCGGCGAGGGTGACTGGCGGCTCTCGTTCGACCTGGGCGTCGACACCAAGAACCACCAGTGGGTTGTCGAGGTTCACGCGCAGGCGTTCCTTGACCGGGCGGGGATTGAGTGATGTCCGACCTCCTCAACCACGACGAGCTCGGCCGTGCGCTCGTCGAACGCCGCGACCCCAATTCCCGCATCGCCGACTTCGAGTGGTCGGTGCCCGACGATGCGTACCTCGTCGATCCCGCCGTGTGGGCGTCGGCACTGCCGGCGCTTGGCCACACCATCACCCTCGACACGATCCGTGCCGAGTTCGAGGTGATGGCCAACGACCCTGTCGGCGAAGTGCCCGGCCTCGCCCCTTCGGACTTCGCGGACGACATGATCGCGCAGACCCTCGCGGCGGAGGTGCGCACCTGCAAGGCGGCTGCGGAGAAGGTGTACGGCATTGCTGCCGCGAATGGCGATCGGGTGCTCGCTCGCCACGCGTTGGGTGCGATCAACTCTGCGGCGCGGATGGAGGCGGCACTATGACCGTCACCGCACCCAACGTCACCCACACCCTTGACGCGATCCAGCCGTCCGCGAAGGGTCACTACGCGATCTGCAGCTGCGGCAACGAGACCGACCCCTACCCGGTCCCTGCGGCCGCTCGTGCCGCCCACAACGCTCACGCGGGCTGGGAGGGTACTCAGGTTGCGTCGACGTCGACGACGCCGCAGAAGGCCGCGCAGCGCAAGAACGAGGGCCAGGCTCGCTCCCTGTGGGACGCGACCGCTTCCGACGTGGACGCGGTCCGTGCCGCGATCGAGAAGATCCCCGCCGGTGAACTGTTCTCCGCGAACGATCTGCGCGACGCGCTCGACGCCGCCGGCATCGAACCGAAGAAGCGTGCCGGCCTCATCAAGGAGGCCGTCGCTGATGGCCTCGCCGCGCCACTGACGTGGCGGTTCCGCGGCGACGAGCTGCCCTACAAGGTGCCGTCGACGGGTGAGACCGCCAACGGCGCATCCGTGGTCCTGTACCGGCGTGCATCGGCCACTCCTATTCCCCCGCCCGTGGAGGTTGCGTGATGGCCTACGCCCCCGACACCCGGTGCCGCGACTGCGGCGCACAGATCGAGTTCATCTTCATCCCCGACACGCGTCGCGTGATGGCGTTCGACCCGCTTACCGAGGACCGCTCGATCGATCCTCTCGCGAACTACGCCATCTACCGCGAGCCACGCACCGGCAATGAGGTCGCCCACAAGATCACCGACCGTGACCCGCTCGCCCCCGACGAGTACCGGGCCCGCCCCCACTGGCGGACCTGCCCCAACCGCGTCCCCGTCTACCGCCGCGAAGACGCGATGGCCAACTAACCCAACTCCAACCGAAGGAACTCCTCATGACCAAGCGCACCCCTGTCGCCGACGCCCCACTCGCGTCGTCCGACTCCTCCGCCGCGATCGACGCCCTCACCGAAGACACCAACGTCGCAGGCATCATCGCGATCCCGACATCCGACATCGACGCCCACCCAGCCAACCCGCGCGACGAGCTCGGCGACCTGACCGAACTCGCGGACTCCATCAGGGAGCACGGCATCCGCCAGCCCCTCCTCGTCGTGCCAGCACCCAAGGCTGGCACAGGCCGCTTCGCCGCCCACTACCGGGCCGTGATCGGCCACCGCCGCCTCGCTGCCGCGACGCTCGCGGGCCTCGACACCGTACCCGCCGTTGTCGACTCCACGCTTGACGACGCCCAGCAGCTCGAACTCATGCTCGTGGAGAACCTGCAGCGCACCGACCTCACGCCGTTTGAGGAGGGCCGCGGCTACCAAGGCCTCCTCGACCTCGGCCTCACACAGACCGCCATCGCCAAGAAGACCGGCCGCGCGGCCAAGACCGTGAAGGGTCGCCTGGCGCTCGCGAATGTCGACGCGCGTGTGGAGGCCCGAGTCAAGGACAAGCAGCTGACGCTTGAGCAGGCCATCGTCGTGGGAGACATCGCGGTCGAGGCCCCCGATCTGTACGAGGAACTCGTTGCGGACCTTGACAAGGGCGGAGTGATGGACTGGCGCATCTCGGCGGCGCTCCGGAAGTTGGCCACTCGCAAGAAGATCGAAGCATCAAAGGCGAAGGTCGCTGCTGCTGGCGCCGAGCTCCTCGAGAAGCAGCCCTACCTCCATGGGGAGGTCGCGCCCCTCAAGGCCCTCAAAATCACGCCCGACACACACACGGAGTGCCCTGGCCACTCCGCCTACGTCGACCCGTGGTACGGGGACATCGAGTGGGCCTGCACTAAGGCCGCGACCGCTCACAAGGCTGAACTCAAGGCCGCTCGTGGACCGCAGGACGCAGCGAAGAAGGAGACCCCCGAGGACAAGGCTGCCCGCGAGGAGCTCGAGCAGCTCGTCGCCGGCGTCGACGTCGCTCGTGAACACCGGTACTCCTGGCTCGCCGCCCAATTGATCGAAGGCACCGACGTCGCCGAGAAACTCGTCGCGGCCCAGCACAAGGCTGCCGTCCACGATCTCGCCGGGTACGGGTTTCAGGTGACGAACCCGCTACCGGAAGGCGCGCTCGCCGCGACCCTGCTGCACGCCGTCGAGACCCACAACATGATCTCCTCTTGGGGGGTCCGGAACTTCATCGACCCCACCTACCTCAAGCAAAGCGAGTGGAACCGGGACTCCGCCAAGGCCGAGATCGACGCCCTTGAGGAACTCAAGGATCTCGGCTACCCCCTCACCGACGCTGAGGCCACCCTCCTCGAGAAGATGAAGGCCGCGCTCGCGGTCGCCACGAGCAGGGCCAAGGGCAAGTAGCCATGGCGCAGCATCGGACGCAGGACGAGCTCGACCAGGAAGCGGACCGCCTGGTCGAGTCGATCGAGCACATCACGGACCACACGCCCCGCCCGGATCGTCGCGCCTACATCAAGCACGTCGCCGACGCCGTGTATGAATCGCTGCTCAGGGCTGGCCCGGAGCAGTGGGTTCGCATGGCGCGCCCGTCGTCGCATCACGATCTGCAGGACATTCGCGAACGGCTTTCGCGCCACCTCGCGCGTCAGCTGCCCAACAAGGACGCGACGGTGGTGGTGTCCAAGGACCAGGAGTTCGTCTACTTCGGTCTCAAGGACCGCGCCGAGCAGCCCCGCGGCCGCAGGAGCAAGTCATGATCCGCTCACTGCGTCGCATGAAGCGTGAGGACGTCCGCGCCTGGCTCGTGATCCTCACCTGCCTGGCTATCACCACCGCGCTCTCCCGGTGGAACGCCGGCCACGGGCCGGGCCCCCGTTACGTCGCGCTGGTGGTCGCCGCGCTGGTGACCGCGTTCCTCGTTGGCATGTGGGCCAGGAAGTGCTTCCTCGAGGAGCGCCACGGGAGCCGCCGTCGCCACCCGGCGGCCGTTGCGTCGCTGGTGCCACCGGCGTTCACTGCTTCGAACGGTCTCACGGTGCAGATCGTCGAGCAGCAGCCCGGCTTCCCCCACCTCCTCGAGGTCCGTGGCGACGGCGAGTTGCTCCTCGTCACCCCGGCTCCCTCCACGAGTGAGGCGTTCATGCTCCGTGGCCTCGCGCAGCACGGAATGGAGTGCGAGGACTGCGGCTCCCACCGGCCAGCGTTCACGGCCCTCGACGAGTACCTCGCGCAGCTCCTCAGGGAGGTGTCGTGATGCCCGGCTGGTTCCTCGCTTTGCGCCTGGTCCTCGCGATCGTCGGCACCCTCGCCTACATCGTCGCGATGCAGCAGTCCCGCAAGGGGCAGCTCCGCACCACCTACCGTGCCGACCTTCTCTTCATCGGGATCCTCGGCCTGCAGGTTGGCATCACCCTTCAAGCCATCGTCGGAGGCCTCTCGTGACCCGCGACCACATCTACCTGTCCGGCCCCATGACGGGCCGCGTCGACGACAACAAGCCGGCGTTCAACGCCGCGGCCGAGCGCCTGCGCTCGATGGGCTTCCAAGTCATCAACCCCGCGGCCGCTGCAGAGCAGCCCTCGTGGGAGGAGTACATGCGTGCCGACATCGGCTTCCTCGTCACCGAGTGCTACGGCCTCGTGTACCTCCCGGGCTGGGAAGAGTCCCGCGGCGCCCTGACCGAGGTGTACATCGCCAACGCCCTCCACATGCCGACCGTCGCGATCGACGACGAGCTCGGCCTCTACCGGCTGCTGCAGCTCAAGGATGCCGCGCCGTCCACTCATCAGGTCGTCATGACCCACGCCCTCCCAACCAGCAAGGAACTCCTCTCATGAAAAGCTCTGACGACCTTCCCGACTTCGAGATGGCGCTGCGCGCGGTCGCAGCCCACATCGGCAACCCCGACGAGGACGCGTGGCCGCAGTGAAGATCACCCAGTCCTGCGTCTGTGGCGCGTCTATCACGGTCGACGGCGAGCCCGACGAGGTGCGCGCCGAGATCGCCCTGTGGCGCCCCGACCACGACTCGTGCCAGCGCGACCCCGAGAAGGGCCGCCAGGGCGCCTACACGTCGACCCAGGTCGCCAGCCAGTACAACGGCCCACCGATCGGCTTCCAAGCCCCCTACCGCCCCTACGGAGCCTGACGATGCCCGATACGCCACCCCAAGACGGCACCGCGCTCGCGGGCAAGGTCCGCATGTGCCCTGAGTGCCGTGACGGTAAGCACCAGAACTGCACGGGCTGGTCTCTCGACGCCAACGACAACGTCGTCCCCTGCCCGTGCCACCGGTGCAACCCGCCTAAGCCGGAGCTCTGCACCTCCTGCGGCCATCCCATCAACCCCACCACCGGCGAGTGCGCCGGCTGCTCCGACTAGACAGGACCACAAGTGACCTTCGTGCGCGTGGGCGACACCTTCGCCTATGACCCGCGGACCCTGCACCCGCTCGAGTTCCCCGATGGCGACTTCCGCCACGTCGACGAGTGCGCAGGCTTCTCGGTCCGCCTCGCCGCCGAATCCGGCGGCAAGGAGCACGAGGACACTGACCGGCGCGTCACCCGCGCCATGGTCCTGCAGCTCGCCGGATCCCCGGAACGCGCCAACTGGCTCATGGAGCGCCTGGTCGCAGCGAAGGTGTGGGAACCGGACGGCACAGGCTACCGCCTCGTCAACGACACCAACTACATCCACCTCCTCACCCAAGACGAGGTGGAGAACTCGCGCGCTCGCGGCCGTGATGAGCGCAACCCGCTGCTCACGGTGCCGGCGAAGCTCCGCGACGGCGACAACTGCAGGTACTGCAATATCTCCGTCAACTGGGGTGATCGTAAGAGTCCTCGAGGTGCGACGTGGGACCACGTCGACATCAGCGTGCAGCCCACGCCCGTCGACCTGTTCGTCGTGTGCTGCAAGAAGTGCCAGGAGCCCACCAAGCGTCCCCCGCTCAAGCCCCCGCCGGCGAAGCCGGTCTATGGCGCCACCACGAAGGAGTTCATTCGCAAGCAGCTCGGCAAGTGGCCCACGCCGGCCCAGGTTGAGCAGATGTACCCGGGTCTGCGGACCTGGCCGTTGGAGATCGCGGCGAAGGGCCAGCGGCCCGCCTCAGAGGCGGAGAACGCGGCCCCTGGCCAGCGGACCAACGACCAGGAGAACGCGGCCCACCCGCCCCCTGAGAGGCCGCCTGCAGGGCGATCCGGGGGATCCGTACAGATCCCGGCTATCACGAATCTGGATTCCCCGGGTCGGGTCGGGTCGGGAAGTAGCGGGTCTGGTCGTGCCGGGCCCGGCAGTGGCGTGTCGTCTAGCGCTGGTTCCCGCAAGAGGTCTCGGCGTGGGCGCTCAACCCAGCCCAAGGAGAACTCATGAACGCACAGACGGTCGAGCGTCAGGTGGCGGATGTCGAACACGAGAAGCGGGTGTCTCTGGTCCGCCATCGGCTACGGGAACTCTACGAGCCGTGGGAGGCCTATGCCCCGTGGTATCGCTGGGATGCGGAGATCTCCCGTTGGGAGGATGCGCCCCGCGGGATCCACGTGGCGACGATGCCGCCCCTGCTGCTGCAGCTCGCGTCGACCACCAAGCAGGCGGGTGGCTCTGCGGCAGGCGGGTATGAGTCTCGGCCAGTGGGCCACCTCGATGCGGTCGACGCGTTGGACTACATCAAGGCCGACGCCGCGGCACTGGTGGGTGAGCTGCTCCACGCGTGGGGGTCCACGCTGTACGAGAACCTTGCCCTGTTGCGTGAGCGTGCGCAGACCCTCGACGAGGCGCGCTTCAACACGCTCTACAAGCACGTGCGCTCGTGGTGGGTGCTGGCCCGCATCTTGTCTGGCCTTGAGTCTCGCCCGCTGCGCCCCCACGTCCACTGCCCTCTGTGCAACGCCGGCGACTCGATCCTTGTGCGACTTGACGTTGCATCGAAGACGGGCATGGCCTGGTGCCGTGAGTGCAAGGAGACGTGGGATGAGGAGACGATCGGGCTACTCGCCGCGACCATCACGATGGAGCGCTCGCACCTCGAGGCCAACACGCCGAGGCACCGCACGGTGCTTGCGGTGCTGAGTGACCCGGCGTACCATCGGGATCACTAGGTGAAGTGTCTCTGGACGCAGAACCTGAGAAGGCCCGGATGCTGACAGCCCCGGGCCTTTCGCATACCCGGGTGCTTCTGAGGAGTTGCTTCCCGTGGGTGCCAGGCGGCCGTGCGGTGACTCGACTCCCGCGCCACTGTTCCCTCAAGGGTTGGGATCAGCTGATGCTGGGCTTGCGGCCAGACCCAGCATCAGCACCTCGAGGAGCACCGTGGGTCAGTCCGCCGAGTTCCGTCGCAACGCCAAGATCGTCCTGGCCTCGCGCCCGCTGTGCGTGAAGTGTGGCAAGCAGATGATCTTCAAGGGCGACGTCGACACCCCACGATGGTGGCTCCTGCCGAAGGCTGCGACCGTGAATCACAAGATCCCTCGCGTTGAGGGTGGTGTGGACGCTCTGTGGAACCTGGAGCCGATGCATCGAGGGTGCAACTCGAGTCTCGGCAACCAGCAACGCCGGAAGCCGACCGACCGCCGCGTGCGCGACTTCGGCGTTCCGCGCTCGTCGCTCTACGACTGAACGCGCTCCGATTTTTAGGAGCGTCAATTCTGCGCGACCGCCCAATGTTCTCTTTTTTCTCTCCCCAACGAATCCCCTGGTAATCGATCACATGTGTAATCGCGGGGGACTGCGAGGAGGCCTCGATGACCCGCGCCAAGAAGCCCGCCGCTTCCTCTGATCCGTTGCCCGTGATTCGCCCTCGCCACGTCATCCTCAAGGTTCAGCCGGGGATGCCTGGCTATCGCCGTGGGTGCAAGTGCCCGGAGTGTCTGGGCGCGAACCGCGAGCGGATGCGCAAGTGGCGCGAGGACCGCAAGAAGGCACTGGCCCCTACGCCGGAGCCTGAGACGGTCGACGCGATCGACGCCGCCGGAGAGGTGCAGCCGATCATCATCGACAAGCTGCCGGCGGGATCCGTGACTACGGCGCTTGAGCGAGAGTTGCCGAAGATCGACGGCGCGTCCTTGTTCCAGGAGACGGTGACGGCGCTGCTGCGCAAGTCGGCCAGACTCGTCGACAACGCGGATCGCATCAACCGGCTCGACCTGGTGAACCCGATGCAGCTGCGGATCTACAACGGCATCCAGTTGCTTGAGCGAGGCGCGGGAGGTGCGACGCCGGCGGACGCTGCCGCGGAGTTGCTCCGTGAGTTCGGCGACAATGGCGCGCAAAGCAAGTAGCGCGGTGGACTTCGCCCCGCCTCGATTCGGCACGGAGCGCAACCCGCAGCGCGAGACGCGCGGCGCTCGTCCGGCGAAGATCGGCCAGGCCCTCGGTCAGCCGCACATGCCGTGGCAGCGTTACGTCGACGACATCGTGTGCGAGGTCGACCCCGCCACCGGCTTCCCGTGGTACCGGACTGTCATCATGGTGGTCACCCGCCAAGAGGGCAAGACGACGATCGTCCGCGATAACGCCATCACGGGGGCCATGCAGCGCTCCGACGAGTTCGTGGTCTACACCGCGCAGAGCCGGCTCAAGGCGCTCGAGCGTCTCGAGCTCAACTTCTACAACCCGCTGCGCCGGCACCTGCCGTCACTGCTGGAACCACGCCGCAACAAGTCGATGCCGGGCTGGGTGGGCAAGACCGGCTCCGAGCACATCAGCCTCATCAACGACTCGCGCATCGCGATCGACGCGGTGAAGGATGACTCCGGCCACGGCTCGACCATTGGCCGCGCCTTCATCGACGAGGCGTTCGTCCACCGGGACGGCACGATCGAGCAGGGCCTCCGACCCGCGATGCTGACGCGGGCAGATGGCCAGATGTGGATCACCTCCGCCGCCGGCACTCGCGACAAGTCGCTGTACTTGTGGGAGAAGCTGCAGCTCGGCCGTGCGCTCGTCGAACGCCGCGACCCCAACTCCCGCATCGCCTACTTCGAGTGGTCGGTGCCCGACGATGCGGACCGCGCCGACCCCGCCGTGTGGGCGTCGGCACTGCCGGCGCTTGGCCACACCATCACCCTCGACACCATCCGTGCCGAGTTCGAGGCGATGGCCAACGACCCTGACGGATTCGATCGCGCCTACCTGGGCCGCTGGCCAGGCACGAAGCCCAAGGATCCGGAGATTCCGATCGCCGCGTGGCGTGCGTGCGCAATGCCCGGCCATCTCATCGACGACCCGATCGACTACGACGCCGCGACGCCGGTACTCGTCATCGACACCAGCCCCGACCGTGAGTGGACCAGCATCTCAGTGACGGGCAAGTCCACGGACCCGCTCGCCCGCGTGTGCTCCCGCCTGGCTGGCTACGAGCACGGCGTCACCTGGGCGCCGGCCTTCGCTGAGGAGGTCCGCGCCCGCACCGGAGCGACCACCGTGTACCTCGCCGGCGACGGCGCAGCAGCCTCGCTGCAGCGCGACCTCGAGGACCGCGGCTTCCAGGTCGAGCTCATCAGTTCAGCCAACATCACCATCGCCTGCGGCGCGCACTACGACGCCGTTCTGTCGGGTGACTTCCGGCATGTCGACGAGAAGGAAATCAACGCCGCGCTCGCGGCTGCAGTGAAGCGCACCGTGTCCGACCGCTGGCGCTGGTGGCGAGGGAAGTCCCTGGGGGACATCTCGCCGCTGTACGCCGTGGCCCTCGGCTATTGGGCCTTCCTGGAATCCAGAGAGAACGACTACGACGCCGCTGAGTCGGTGCAGTGAGGACTTCGCATGCGAATCGTGCTTGAGCTCGCCGGCATCACGGCGGTCACCGTGGGCGCGTACCAGGTGCACCCTGCGGCCGCGTGGATCGTGGCGGGCGTGGCGGCGCTCGTCATGTCGTACCGACAGGGAGGCCCTAAGGAATGAGCCGCTCTCTGTTGTGGTCCAACGGTGGCGCGCAGCGTGGGCTGTCACTGTCGTCGTTCGGGATCTCGCGTCGCGGTGGCGGCCGCGGGCGTGTGTCGCGCAAGCGCGCCCAGCAGTCCTCGATCGTGTGGGCTGCGGTGCGCCTGCGCGCGAACCTCATCAGCTCGCTCCCGGTCGACGTCCTCAAGGACTACAAGGGCACGTCGGTGCCGGCGGTCATGGCGAAGCCGCCGATCTTCAAGACTCCCTACGAGTGGGCAGCCGGACACCCGATGTCGTTCTCCGAGTGGCTGTATGCGACGCAGTCCGACCTTGACCGGGACGGCAACGCGGTCGGCATCATCCTCGAGCGGGACGGCAATCTCCTGCCGAGCAAGGTCTTCCCGGTGTCTGTGGCCGACGTCGTCGTGCGCCACAAGGACGGCGTCATTGACGAGTACCTCATTGGCAAGACGGCCTACAAGCCGGAGAACGTCTGGCACGAACGCCAGTACGTCGTCGCCGGCATCCCGTGGGGACTGTCGCCGCTGGCTTACGCGGACTACTCGATGCGCACGCACGTGTCCGCTGAGGAGTTCGCACTCGACTGGTTTGACTCCGGTGCGACGCCATCCGCGATTCTCCGCAACGCCAAGAAGGTCCTCAACCCCGGTGAGGCCGACGTCGTCAAGAGTCGCTTCCTCGCGTCGACGTCGTCGGGCGAACCGTTCGTCACGGGCAACGACTGGGAGTACACGGCGATCTCCTCGACCGCCCGGGCCGCCCAGTTCCTCGAGCAGATCCGTGCCACCGACGTCGAGCTCGCCCGCTTCATGGACGTGCCGGCCGATCTGCTCGACGCCGCGGTCTCTGGCCAGTCCATCACCTACGCGAACATCACGCAGCGCAACCTGCAGTTCCTGGTGATGAGTCTCGGCCCCGCGATCCAGCGCCGCGAGACCGCACTGTCGCGCCTCGTCGTGTCCGACCGCTACGTGAAGTTCAACACCGACGCGTTCCTGCGCATGGACCCGCAGGCCCGCAACGAGCTTCTCCTCCGCAACAAGGAGGCGCGCGTCACGACCACCACGGAGACCCGCGCGTGGCTCAACCTCCCACCGCTCACCGACGACCAGAAGGCAGAGATCGCCGAAGACGCCGCGCTCGCGGCTGCCTCGGCCCCAGCACCGCAGGAGACCCCATGACCGTCAAGTTCGCAGAGCAGTGCCGTGCCGCTGCCGCAGAGCGCTCCAAGAACCTGCGCAGCCAGGCCGACCGTCCGTCCCAGCGCCGCGACGGTGCGGACGCCACCGCGGTTGCTCGCGCTCACGCGCGTATTACCGAGTTCTCGTTCCGCGAGGAGACCACCGAGGCCGGCGTGTCAGTGCTGCGCTTCGACGGCTATGCCTCGATCACGGACACTCCCTACGAGATGTACGACTGGTACGGCCCGTACATGGAGACCGTCGAAGCGGGCGCGTTCACCAAGACCCTCAAGACCCTGGGCCTCGACGTGCCGCTCGTGCTGCAGCACAACGACCTTCGCCGGATCGCCCGCACCACGGCGGGCAGCCTGCGCCTCGAGGAGGACACTCGCGGTCTGCGTGTCGAGGCGGACCTCAACCCCAACGACACCGACGTGCAGTACATCCGCCAGAAGATCGACGACCGCCTGATCGATGAGATGTCGTTCAAGTTCCGCATCACCGAGGGCTGGTGGTCCGACGACTTCGACGAGTTCGTCATCAAGGAAGTCGACATCCACCGCGGCGATGTCGCGATCGTCGGCTACGGCGCGAACCCCCACACGGCTGGCGCCACCATCAAGGCACCGGAGCGCGCGGATGGCGCGCCCACTCTCAAGCGTGGCAGTGACCTCATCACCAATGAGGACGTTGCCCTGCGGTTCATCTGAGCCGCACACCCGTAAGCACCGCACGGTTCCGCGCCCGCGTTCGCCTGGGCCTGGCTGTCTGGCAGGGATTCCCCTCACACCCCCTCAAGGAAAGGCATCGTGAAGATGACTCCCAAGGAATTGCTCGCTCAGAAGCGAGCGGCGCTCACGGCGAAGCTCGCGGAGCGCAACGACATCGCCAAGCAGCTCGCTGAGCTGCGCGGCACCGACGACGTCGACCCCACCGACGTCACCGCTCTGCGCACGCAGAAGGACAACCTCGACGCCGAGATCGACCAGATCAGCGACGAGGTGCGTGAGCTCCAGGACGAGATCGCTCGCGACGCGAAGGCCGACGAGCTCTCCCGCCAGTCCACCCCCACCGACGCCAAGATCGAGGCCCCGCAGGGCCGCGCCCTGGTGATCTCCGAGGAGCGCACCTACAACCCGGGCAACGACAAGAACGGCGAGGTGTTCCTCGCGGACATCCTGCGTGCCGCCAAGTTCAACGACCCGGCTGCCGCCGCCCGTCTCGAGCGTCACATGCAGGAAGAGCGCGTCGAGCGCGGTGAGGGCTTCGAAGAGCGCGCGGTGGGATCGGGGGCCTTCGCCGGCCTCGTCGTCCCGCAGTACCTCGTCGACCTCGTCGCTCCGACCGCTCGGGCTGGCCGTCCGCTGGCCAACGTGATGCGTCACCACGACCTGCCGGAAAAGGGCATGACCGTGGAGATCTCCCGCGTCACCACGGGCACCTCCGCCTCCGTGCAGTCGGCGGAGAACGCGGCCGCGTCGGAGACCGGCATCGACGACACCGTCCTGTCGGTCCCCATCCGCACCGTCTCGGGCGCACAGACCGTGTCGCTGCAGGCGGCACAGCGCGGCACCGGTGTTCTCGACACGGTCCTCGGCGACCTGGTCGGCGCGCACAACACGTCGCTCGACGGCTCGATCATCTCGACCGCGTCGGTCGGCCTCTCGGCGCTGGCCACTGCGGTGACCTACACCGACGCGAGCCCCACGGCGGCAGAGGCGTACCCGAAGATCATCGCCGCGCAGGCGGCCACGGAGGCAGCCCTTCTCGACCAGAGCCAGGGCGACATCGCGGTGGTCATGCACTCGCGTCGTTGGAACTGGCTCACCTCGCAGATGACGACCACGTGGCCCTTCATCGGTCAGCCCGGTATCGCCGCGCAGCAGGGTGGCACCAGCTACGCGGAGGCCTACGGCAAGGGCTTCCGTGGCATCCTGCCCAACGGCGCGCTCGTCGTGGTCGACAACAACATCGCGACGAACCTCGGCTCGGGCACCAACGAGGACGAGATTTACGTGATCCCGCTCTCGGAGTCCCACATCTGGGAGGACCCCAACGCGCCGCTGTTCATTCGTGCGGACCAGCCCAACGCGAAGGGCCTGGGCATCGACCTCGTCGTGTACTCGTTCTTCGCCTTCACCTTCGGCCGCTACCCGTCGGCCATCCAGAAGGTCGGCGGCACGGGTCTCGCCGCGCCCACCTTCTAAGCCCATCCGGTGGGGCGGGTCACACCGCCCCACCGAGTGGCTTGGCCCAACCAAGGAGGAACACCCATGGGAAACCCCAAGAAGGCTGACGACGCTCAGGCGTCCGAGGCCGCGACGAAGGCTGACGACGCTCAGGCGTCCGAGGCCGCGACGAAGGCTGACGACGCTCAGGCGCCCGCTCCTGCCGCTCCTGTTGCGGAGGCCAGCGCTGAGCACCGCATCGCCGCGAAGAAGCGCTCCGCGGCCGCGAAGTCGAACGACGGCGGTCTGGACACCCGCACCAAGCAGCTGCTCGACGCACTCGGGGAGGAGCGGCGCGGCTACGTGCTGCGCGGCAAGGACGCCCGCGTGAAGCAGGTTGACGAGCAGATCGCGCTGCTCAAGAAGTCCAGCAAGAAGGGCTAGATCCCGCATGTCTCTCGTGTCACTGGTGGGGTCGACGGTCGCTGTCTCGTGGCAGTCGGAGAGTACGGGCACCGCGACGCTCGTGGTCACCGACCCCAACGGGGACGTGGTCTCGACCTCATCAGTGACCGACACGGGCACCACCCACGCTGCGGACTTCACCGCCGTCCTGCCCGGTCGGCATGCGCTGCTGTGGGCGTCGGACGCCGGCGAGAGGTTCGCTGACGTCGTCGACGTGTGGCCGGAGAACCCGCGCTACCTCGTCTCGGTCAGCGACCTTGACTACCGGCTGCGAAAGAACAACAGCCGCCAACTCGTCGGCGATCTGCGTGACGCGATGCAACTGAACATTGCGACGGCCACGTGGGTGATCGAGTCGATTGTCGGTCCCGTCCTCCCCACCCAGGAGGTGTACGCGACGTCGGGCAGCCCCCGCAAGCGTGCCGTCGTGCTGCCTCACGTCGGCGTGACGGTGGAACGAGTCGACGTCGACGGCGGCACTCTCGACCCGTCGCAGTACAAGGTCGACACGCGGGCCGGCGTCATCTACTCCGATGCTCTCACCGCGGGCGATGTGAATATCGAGGTGACCTACAGCAAGGGCAAGGGCGAGATCCCGCCGCCCGCGCGTCAGGCCTGCATCGAACTCGCCGAGCACCTGTTCGAGATCGCCCACTATGGCGCGCAGTCCAACGAGGCCGGCGGTGAAGTCGTCGAGACGTCGACCGGGTTCGCTCTCCCGCGTCGCGTTCTGCAGCTGCTGTCGCAGATCCCGTCCGCTCCGGGGATCGCATGACCGCGATCTCCGCAACCGCCGGCGCTCGCGCGCACGAGGCGATGTTCCAGGCTGCCAAGGCTTTCTTCGATGGCGAGCCCACGATGGTGATGCGCTATCCGGGCCGCATCACGTTCGGCGACCAGCTCGTCGCCATGGGCAACATCGACTCCAATCAGGACCACGCGAGGTTTCCTCGCGGCCGCGACGAGACCCTCCTGATCGACATGTACTTCACCGCCGCTGTCGGCGGTGACCCCGACGAGGCGGACCTTGACGCGCGCGATCGGGCGTTCGACATGCTCGACCGCTTCGCGGATCACGTCCGCCGCAACGCGACCGAGCTGGACGGCAACGTCGAATGGTGCTTCCTCGAGCACTACTCCACCGAGTCAATGCCAGCCGCAAAGGGTGGCGGCATCACGTGGGAGATCACTGCCACGTTCAAGTTGTTCTACCAAGTAAGGGGCTGAGCATGACCACTGTCACCATCCGCAACGTGTCACCTCAGGGCGCGCTCGAGGTGCCGCTCCTGGGTCGCATCGTCGGCCGCGGCGAGGAGGTGGAGGTCACTGAAGCGCAGGCTGAGCGCCTCCTCCCTCAGGCGATCTGGCAGCCCGTCGACACCGCCGCGAAGTCGCTCCTCGCCTCGCTCGCGCAGCGCCCAGACCTGCTCGTCACCNCCCCCGTCGACGACACCCCCAAGCCTTCCGACAGGAAGGACGTCTGGGAGGCCTACGCGGCCCGCCAGGGCATCAACACCGAGGGCTTGAACAAGCCCGCCATCATCGCGGCCATCGACGCTCACAAGGCCGCAGAAGCCGGCACCGGTGACGGTGCCCACGACAACGCCGGCGACGGCACGAACGGAGACCAGTCATGACCACGCAGCTCGACTGCTCGATCGGCCTCGCGGAGGAGTCGGTGTACGGCACCGGCGTCACCCCGGACCACTTCCTCGAGTTCACCTCCGAAGCGCTCGACGCGAACCTCGAGTTCTCTCAGGGTGAGGGGATGCGCGTCGGTTCGCGCGTCGCTCGCGCTGACCGCCGCGACATCGCCAAGATCGCACCCGGCGGCACCATTGAACTTGAGGCAGCCACCAAGGGCCTCGGCCTGATTCTCAAGGCCGCGTTCGGTGGCGCCACCAACACGGTGATCCCGACCAAGTCGGCGTACCAGCAGGTGTTCACGCCCGCGACCACCGACCCCCTCGCGTCGTACACGATCCAGAAGGGCATCCCGCCGGTGGGTGGCGGCGCGACCATCGCGCACACTTTCCTTGGCGCGGTGTGTGACTCGATCGAGTTCACCGCCGACTCCGGCGGCATCGTGAAGATCGTCACCGAGTGGCTCGCGAAGGAACTCAAGACCGACGTGACTTACGCGTCGCCGTCCTACCCGTCGAGCCTCAAGCTGTTCACCTTCGTGCACGGTGCCATCTACCTCAACAGCGGCACCCTGACCGCGCCCACCACCACGGACCTCGGCTCGATCACCGGCTCCGCGCTCGCGAATATCAACAAGTTCTCGGTGAAGTGGGCGAACGGTCTCGACACCGAGGGCTTCAACCTCGGCGGTGCCGGCATGCGCTCCCGCAAGAACGTCCTCGGTGCCGGCGTTCTCGACGGCTCGATCACCGCGGAGTTCACTGACGTCACGCTGCGCGACGCGTACCTCAACAACAGCGCGCTCAGCATGGTGCTCACGTTCACCCGCCCGGAGACGATCGACACGGGTGTCAACCCCGTGCTGCAGATCATCATCCCGTCGCTCCGCCTCGAGGGTGAGCTGCCCAAGTCCAACGCTGGTGGTGTCATCACCCAGTCGATCAACTTCACCGGCCTGGACAACCTCAGCAACGCCCCGATCTACGTCGTGTACCGGACGGCTGACACGGCCTACTAGTCATGGCCGACAAGGACCTCGAGATCCGGACCAACGTCCGGGGCGTCCTGCAGGACTTGCGCAAGGCCGACAAGACCTTCGCGCGCGAGACCCGCAAGGCGCTCCGCGACTCCGGCCAGGTCATCGTTGAGGAGCAGGCACGCATCCTCGACACCGAGTCTCCCGGCACTATGACCGGGCGCACCTACCGCAAGCCTGCCACCGGCAGCCGTGGTGGGTATCGCCGTGGCCCCAATGTCCGCCAGTTCGGCGGCATGCGCCTCGACCGTGTCGAGGGCGATGGAGGCAGCTCCAACCGCGAGACCCGCCAGACCATCAAGTCTGGTCTTAGGGTTCGTGCCGGCGTTGGCTCCGCCCGCTACGGCGGGTTTGTCCGCGTCGTCTCCACCAACGCTGACGACGTCCCCGCTAAGGCCTTCAACCAGAAGATCGTCCGACACCCCGTATTCGGGACGGGCGCCTGGGCCGCACAGAAGGGCCTTGAGTGGTTCAAGCGCGGTGTCGTGCTTGGCTCCCGCGCAGCACGCGAACGCCTCGAGAAGGCGATCGACGACGCCCTCGGCGAACTGCGCGCCAACCCCCCTGTCGACAACTAAGGATCCCAACCCATGCCCAAGATCCATTTCAACGGACCCGAAGGCGCACCGTTCGCCGGCCACACCCTCGACGCAATGGACGTCACCACGGCAGGCCTCGACGCGCTCGCGGCCCTGCAGCGCGGCACGAAGCTGCGCATGACCACGATCATGTCGCGCCTGCGCCGCGCATCTTCACGCCCCGACATCGAGGTGGAGTTCCTCGACGAGCACGAGCTCGAGCAGTTGGCCGAGGGTGTGCGCGACAAGATCACCGTCGTGCAGGACCGGCTGCGCTTCCACCTTGAGGCGGTCGCTGACGAGGACGGCGAACTCGAGGACGGCGAACTCGAGGACCCGTCGGAGATCTTCGCCACGCAGGTCGCTCTGTTCCTCACGTTGTGGGGCAGCGGATTCAAGGTGTCGTGGCCGGCCGTCACGTCGATGTCGCTCGAGGCATTCGAACAGATCGACGACGAACCCATTGAGGACGATGAGACGCCTGCCCTTGAGGAAGCCCTCACGGTGGACCCTCAGCTGCCGGCGACGGATTCGCCTCAGGCCGTCGCCGTCGCCGAGCCGACGCCGGCACTGAGCTCAGCGAGCTCCCTGCAGTAGCCCGCGAGGACTGGATAGAAGAGTCCGTCCGGTCGCGCTTCGTGGAGATCGCGCTGCGTTTCCCGGGCTACACCCTCGACCGCATCTGGTCCCTGCCCTACGAGGACTGGCTTGTCCTCGCCGCCGCTAATGACGAGCTCGCGGAGCAAGACCGCAAGCAATCCCGACAACTCAACAACATCAGCCGGAGGTGAACTGTGGCGTCGAACCTGACCTACAACATCATCGGCAATGACAAGTCCGGGTCGAAGGCGATCGAGGGTGTCGACAAGAAACTCGGTGGTGTCTCCTCCAGCCTGAAGAAGGTCGCCGGCCTCATGGCCGGCGCCTTCGCTGTTGGCAAGGTGGTCGCCTACACCAAGGAGGCCATCAAGGCAGCCGAGGCCGACGCCACGATCACTGCCCGCCTCGAGACCGCCGCGAAGGTTTCCGGACTGTTCGGCGACCAGGTCGACGGCGTCACCGACCGCCTAGTCAAGATGGCGGACGAGCAGGCGCGCGCCACCGGCATCGATGATGACGCGATCGTGGCGACGCAGGCCAAACTCATGGCGTTCCACAACCTGAGCAAGACCGCGGACGAGACGGGTGGAGCCTTCGACCGCGCTACCCAGGCGGCCCTCGACATGTCTGCCGCGGGCCTGGGCTCTGCCGAGTCCAATGCCCTCAAACTGGGCAAGGCACTGAACGACCCGATCCAGGGCATCTCTGCGCTGTCGCGTGTAGGCGTGACGTTCACCGACGAGCAGAAGAAGATGATCAAGGCGATGGTCGAGGCGGGCGACGTCGCCGGCGCGCAAGACTTCATCCTCAAGCAACTCGAGGGTCGCTTTGGCGGCACCGCCGCCGCGACGGCCAACGCCTCCGACCGCATGAAGGTCGGCTTCTCTCAGATCCAGGAGGCTGTCGGCGGACTGTTCCTGCCGGCAATGGATGCGTCCGCGAACGTCATCATCGACAAGGTGCTGCCCGCGGGCCTGCGCCTCGTCGACTTCGTGGGCAGTCGCATCGTGCCGGGCATGAAGAACGTGTGGAGCTCGCTCACCGCGAAGATCCCTGAGGGCACGTTCGACAAGGTGGTGGACTTCTTCTGGGGCGTCGTGCAGAGCGTCACGGGGATCTTCTCCAGCATCGACTTCTCGATGTTCTCCCCGATCGTCGACGGCGCGATGTCGCTGTTCAACGCGCTCGCTCCGCTGGTGCCGCAGGTGCTGCAGGTGATGGCGGCGTTCAACCCGCTGTCCCTGATCCTTAAGGCCGTCGCGCCGCTGCTGCCGAAGATCGCATCGCTGCTCGCGGACGCGATCGGCGGAGCACTCGAGATGCTGGGCCCAATCCTCGCTCAGATCGTGCCGCTGTTTGGTGAGGTCGCGAGTGTCGTCATGGGCGTCCTAGGGCAGGCATTCGTGGCGCTGCTGCCGCTGGTGGAGTTCCTCCTCCAGACGGTGATGCAGCTGATCCCCGTGTTCCTACAGCTGATTCCGCCGGTGCTGTCGATCGTGCAGGCGCTGCTGCCGCTCGTGGGTGTCGTCGGCAATTTGGTGATGCAGCTTCTGCCGCCGCTGATCGAGGTCCTGATGGCGGTCCTGCCTCCGATCCTCGCGCTCATCAACCCACTGGTCGAGGCGCTCGCCCCGGTGCTTGAGCTCGTCGGTTCGCTCGTCGGTGAGGTCCTGGTCCCGGTGATCGAGATGCTGGCCGAGATCCTCGCCGCCGTTCTCAAGGCTCTGTTGCCCGTCGTCTCGCTGCTGCTCGAGGGACTTGTGTGGGTCCTCAAGTTGGTCATCACCTGGGTCTCCAAGTTGGTGACCGGCCTGGCGGACTTCGGTAAGAAGGCCGTCGGCGTGTTTAAGGACTGGGTGACCAAGGTCAAGGACAACGTCGAGCGGGTCAAGGGCTTCTTCCAGGAGCTGCCCGGCAAGATCGCCTCCTTCTTCCGTGACCTCAGTAGCAAGATCACTCGACCGTTCAAGGTCGCCTTCAACATGGTCTCCGAGGCGTGGAACAAGACCGTGGGCAAGCTCGAGTGGCAGGTGCCTACGTGGGTGCCGAAGATCGGCGGCAAGACCGTCGCCGCGCCGAAGTTGCCGATCCTGTCGCTCGCCACTGGTGGTATCGCATTCAAGCCCGTGCTCGCGCAGGTCGGTGACGCGAACGTCCCTGAGGTCGTGTCCCCGATCGACAAGCTCGGCGCGATGCTCCGCCCATACCTGTTCGACGTCGCACGCCAGGGCGGCGCTCGCGGCCGCTCCGGACCCACCGTCGTCAACCTCACGGTGGTCGACAAGGACGGCACGCTGCTGGCCCGCATGGAAGGTGTGGTCGACGACAAGCTCGATGAGTACGACGACGACCGCAGTTCGGCTCTCACGGCTGGGGGGCGCTGATGGCTATAGCGATCTCCGCCGCGGTCCTCACCGCGCCCGACCCGGCGCCTGTCCAGATCACCATCACCGGTTTGACCGGTGGTGATGCCTACACCGTGGTCGGCATGTGGGATGGCTACGAGTGGCCTGTCCCGGGCGGCGAGTCGATCGCGTCCACGTCGACGGTGATCCTGGTCGACAACCGTGCGCCGCTCAACTGTGAGGTTGTCTACCAGGTGACGGTCGCCGGTGACGTATACACCACCACCCCGGTGATCGTGTCGTCCACCTACTACTGCGTGCTGCAGTCGCTCGACGGGTCGATCCGTGTCGGGTGTGAGGTTGCCGAGCCGCACGATCAGCGCTCGGGTGCATCACGGACTTCGTTCTTCGCCGTCGACGGTCGCACCGACATGCCCGGCCGGTTCGATCGTGGCCTCGCCGCGCGCCTGCAGCTCGAGGTGGAGGTCGGGTCTGTGGCCTCCAACAAGGCCTTGCTGGAACTGCTCGAGCAAGGCGGCGCGATCGTGCGCCGCAACGACGGCATGGTCACCAATCGCGGCATCCCCCCGGTGGAGATCTATGGCCGTGCCGGCGACTACGGCACTGCGCTGCTCGGCGCGGTCGGCACCATGCGCCGCTGGGTGGTGCCGGTGCAAGTGGTGGGCGACCCGGAGCCGGGCGTGATCCTCGTCGCGTTCGACTGGGGTGACGTCAAGTCCGTGTTCGCCGGCCAGACGTGGGCCGACTTCAAGACGTTCTTCGCCGGCCAGACGTGGGGCGACGTCCGCGCCTTCGACTGGGGTGTTCTGCTGTGAGGGACGGTGCGCCCGACGAACTGTTCACGGGCTTCATCGACTACCAGCCGACGATCTCTGCGTGGCTCAATGATGAGCTCCTCACCGCCGACATCCCCGTCATCTCGGGTCGTGCGACATGGTCACGCTCGCAGCAGGTCATGGACGGCCTGTCGTTCACTGTTCCCCGCTGGGACCGCGGCGTTGACTACCTGCCCGGCAAGGACCCGGAGCACCCTCTCGCGCAGTTCGGGCAGCGCCTGTGCGCATCGATCACGGTGCGCTCAATGACCACCGGCCTCGACTACACCACCGACCTGGGATGGTTCCCCATTCAGACGTGGACCGACGAGGGCGACGTCGTGAAGATCGAAGCCAAGGGCCTCCTACAGCTCGCCGCTGATGACAAGCTCCTGGCGCCGATCGCGCCACGGACCGCGGGGACGCTCATGTCGGAGTTCCGACGTCTCCTGCCGGACGGCCTGCGTGTCAGTTTCGACCCGGCATTGGTCGACCGGGCGGTTCCGCAAACCGTCGAGTGGGCTGAGGATCGCCTGGCGTCACTGTACGAGATTGTCGACTCCTGGCCTGCGCGATTGCTCGTGCTGGGCGACGGCTCGCTGCACGTCGCGCCACCGCTGCCCGATGTCGTCGATGCGGTTGTCACGCTCGAGGACGGCGCTCGCGGCACCTTGGTGGGTGCCCCGTCGTCGGGTACGCGAGAGGGCATCTACAACGTGGTGGTGGTGCGGTCGCGCAAGGCGGACTCTCCGCAGCAGGCGCCAGTGCAGGCCGTGGCCACTGCGCCGAGGCCGTCTGGCATGTTCGCCGAGATCCCTGCGATCACCGGCATCATCCCTTCGCGGCTCACGTCCGACGTCCTCGAGGCGCAGGCAGTTGCCGACGCGACGATCCGGGCGGGCTTGCGCTTGGGGCAGACGCTTCCAGTGGAGTGTGCGCCGGATCCTCGCATCGAACTCGACGACGGCGTCCTGGTTCAGAAGGGCTTTCTCGAGACGCGTGGCGAATGGGACTTGCGGGAGCGCGGCTACGTCACCGGCGTGGACTTGCCACTCACGGCCGACGACGGGTCGATGCGCATTGATGTGGGGATCGTGTAATGGCTGCCGGTAAGTCTCGCAAGCGGTCGCGCCTCGACGCGACGAGGGAGCTGCGCTCGCGGCCTCGCGGTGTGAAGCCTGGCGCCGATCCCTCGAACCTCGTGATCGGCGTGGTGGTTGCCGTCGACGCGCCGGCGAATCGGGTCAAGGTCGCGATCCACGGTGGCGCGGGCTCGTGGGTGATCGCTGCACCGCCGCTGTCGAACTACATTGTGGGCCGCACTGCTGCGGTGCTCGTCAACCCCCTCGAGGGCGGCCGTGCGCAGTGCGTTCTGTTCCCCGTCCTCGACCCTGGGTCGACGCCCGGGGAGACCGACCTGCCGGATTCCACGGGCGAGGACCCTTCGTCGACCAAGACGCGCACCGTGGTGATCCGCCCCAAGTGGTCGGGCACGTACCGCGTCGACAGGTCCGCGTTCGATCGCTGGAACGAAACCAAGTACGGCGGCCGCTCCACGATGTATCAGGGAGACGCGCATGGCTCTGGTGACCTCATCGGGCTGTGTGTGTACGGCAACCAGATCCGAGACCTTGGCGCGACCACCATCGACTCAATGGTGCTCACTGTCCGCGGCGCGGGCCTCAATGAGGTGAGTTATCCCACGATCGAAATCAAGGCGTCGACTAACGGCTCCAAGCCTGGCGGTGCCCCCAATGGTTCCGGCTCGTCGTTCAACGCCAGCCCCGGCAAGGACGGCGTCGTCAAGATCACTGTCCCCTCTGGTCTGTACAGCAGCTTCGCTGACGGCACGTACAAGGGGTTCTCGCTGTGGGGCAGCTCCTACGGCGCGGTCCGCGGCACCTCAGCGGCGGACGGCATGGCTCTCAAGATCACCTACACCGCACCCAACTAGGAGACCCTCATGGCGACCGATGCCCGCGGACACACCGTGCCCACTGACGCCGGCGTGGTGGACCACACGACCGATCTGGTCGAGCTCTCCCTGTCGATGAACGATCCGATCATCGTCACCGGGACCTCGGACCGCACGAACAAGCTTTCGGATCTCGCAGCCTCCACGCCTTCCGTGACGCCGTCGTCGTCTCAGCCGATCTTCTTCTATCGGCTCGACAAGGCCGCCGGCACCGAACTCGAGTACACCGAGAACGGCACGGACTTCTACACGGTCGATGCACGCGACTCCGGCTGGCAGTCGGTCACCCTCACGGGCGCCTTCAGCGGCACGGTGCAGGAGCGTCGTTTAGGCAAGGTCATCTCGATCCGGTCGAACTCCGTGTCGGGCAGCTTCCCGGTTGGCACGACCGCGATCACTGGCTCTGGTGCGGTGTCGTGGCCACCGACTGTCAGCTCGACAGGCGGTGCGGCGTTCCTGTCCTCCAAAAACGTCGGCGTCGTGATCGTGTCGTCGGCGGGCACCATCTCCATCCGCCATCAGTCGGGTGCCACCCGCACCGCGGCGGGCTTCAACATCACCTACCTCGTGGACGATTGATGCTCGAGCTCGCGTCCACCTCCGACGCCGCTGTCGTGGTCAACGCCGTCGCCCTGGTCCTCGCGTCTGCGCTGGGCGCAGGCGGCTCTGTAGCCGCGTATCTGGCCGGCCGGAAGAAGGGCGCCAAGGACGATGTGAAGGCGCGCACGGAGTTCCGCGAAAAGGTCGACCAGATCCACGAGCAGGTCAACAACAACCATGAGAAGAACCTGCGCGACGACCTCGATGAGCGCTTCGGCGAGATCGTCGACCTGGTGCGCAGCGTCACGGCGCGCATGGACCGCCAGTCGAAGGACATCGGCCACATCAAGCGCACCGGCGAGGAGACCAAGAAGGGGCTCGCTGCCCTGCAGAGCCGCTTCACCGAGCACGTCGACGGCCGCGACAAACCCACCACCAAGGAGTAACCATGCGCCGGCACAACCCCCTGACCACCATGAAGGTCAACTACGGCTTCATGACCGACCCCAAGTACCGCGGCCACACCGGCGTCGACTACGCGGCGACCCGCGGCACCGTCGTCCGCGCCGCGGACGCTGGCAAGGTCCGCAACTACATCGGCAAGAACGGTGGCGGCAACGTCGTCGAGATCACCCACGCCAACGGCGACAAGTCCTACTACTCGCACCTCGACCGCTGGGCAGTCAAGAACGGCACCAAGGTCAAGGCCGGCGACGTGATCGGCTTCGCCGGCGACTCCGGCAACGCCAAGGGCGTCCACCTGCATATGGCCGTAATGCGCGCCGGCAAGTGGATCAGCCCCATTAAGTGGCTCGAGGAGATCGTCCTTCCCCACTACTATCGCGTCGCCACGGCCCCCGGAGTGCCGCTTCGCGGCCGCAAGAAGCCCAGCCTCAGCGCTGCCATCAAGGTCCGTCGACTCCGCGGGCACAAGCTCAAGATTGTGCGCTGGGTCAACGGCGACGGCTTGAAGTGGGGCGTCACCCAGTTCGGCACGTACTACGCGGCCGAGTTCCTCAAGCCCGACACCAAGTAGGAGGCCCCCCATGACCACACGAGTCATCCCCGCCGAGGTCGCGCTCGCGGCCAAGCGTGGCTTCATCCGCACCACCTACCAGGCCTACGCCGCGACCCTGTCGTCGGCCACCGTCACCGCCGGCACCATCCTGTCCGTCATCGACAACCCGGAGCCAAAGGTTCTGATCGCCACCGCGCTCGCGGCGGTGTTGACGCCGCCACTGGCGGGTCTGGTGTCGTACTTCTCGATCACCTCGCGCGGGATCCCCGGGGACTACCGGGCCGCCGTCGACCAGGAAGTGGGGTAGGCCGTGGGCTTCCCTGCCGGCGTCGACGTCGTCACTATCAGCGACACGCTGCACCTCGGTGCTGGTGCGGCGTCCAAGGTGTACGTCGCGCTGCGCCCCACCACGCAGGTGCAGCTCAACGACGCCGGCACGCTGCTGCCCGTCGTGTTCGAGGCGTGGTCCGGATCTGACGGCTCGCTGCGCCTCGAGGCCGTGGCCACCGATTCGGAGAACATCTCGCCGGCGTCGGGCTGGCACTACGAGCTCACCATCAAGCGCGACAACAAGACGGTCGCTGACGCGGTCCCGGTGCTGCTGCCCAAGTCCGTCCCGACGCTGCGGCTGGGTGACCTGCAGCCGCTCGGTGACCTCGATGGTGACCTGGTCTACGCCCCTCCGTCGACGCTCATGGACGAGATCCTGGCGCAGCTCGCGGCGGACCCGTCGTCGGCGGTGTCGGCAGAACTTGCGTCCACTTATGTGGCGAAGGATGAGGCAGCGACCGCCTATGCCAAGCGTGGACGGTGGCCGGTCATCACGATTACCACTGACAGCGGCAGCGACCCCTCCGACACCGAGAACTACCTCAACGGCGACTACACCATCACCGACACCGACGGCGAGGTGCTCCACGAGGGAGGGCTGCGCCTGCGCGGTCGCGGCAACACGACGTGGGGCCGCCCCAAGAAGCCGTGGCGCATCAACTTCGATGTGAAGACCCAACCTCTCGGCATGACCGCTTCGCAGCGCAACTGGGCTCTGCTCGCTGACGACTTCGACCCCGCGAAGCTCGGCAACATCACGTCGTTCACGCTCGGACAGCAGATGGACGGCCTGAACTGGACACCTGAGTACCGCATCGTGGAACTCGTCCTCAACGACACCTACCGCGGCCTGTACCGCCTCACCGACCTGGTGCGTGTCGAGTCCGGTCGAGTGCCCGGTGACCCCGTTGAGGATGAGGGCGTGGACGTGACCACGGGCACGCTCCTGTTCGAGATCACCAACAAAGAGTCACCCACTCAGGTGGGTGAAGCCGCGGAGCCGGGCTTCTTCACGTCGATCTACAACCAGTGGGTCGTCTTCGACACGCCCGAAGAACCAGACGAGGATCAGCAGGCCGACATCGAGGCGCTGTTCACGGCCCTCGAGTACGCGATCCGCTACGGCGACTGGGACGGATGGAAGGAACTCGCAGACGCCACGAGCTTCGCGGACTGGTGGCTGGTCAACGAACTACTCCGCAACGCCGACTCGCACTTCTGGTCATCCGTCAAGATTCACCGCCTCGCAGATGACGGCCTGTTCCGACTCGGCCCACTGTGGGATCACGACCTCACGTTCGGGCTGACCACCACTGAAGCGCGACTCGACCCCGAAACGTGGGGCACCCGCAACGCCGCTTGGCTCACCCGCCTGTGGTACGACTCCGACTTCCGCTACCTCGCTCAAGAGCGCTGGCAGGCCCTCCTCGATGCGCTCGGTGACTACAACGCATGGATCGATCGGATGATCGACGCCCAGGAAGCCGCCATCGACCGCGACTCTCGCAAGTGGTCACGCACCGTCTACACGCCTCTCGAGGCCGACGCGCGCAAGCGGTGGCTCGCAACCCGAATCGCCTGGCTGGACGAACAGCTCATGGCCGACCCCAACCCCGTCACCGACACCGTCTCGGAACTCGTCTAGAAAGGACGAAACTGTCATGGCCGAATCCAACGCGCTCCCGCAGCTCATCACCCCCGGCTACGCGGATCACGCGAAGCTGCACAACGACGTCAACGCACGCGCGCCCAAGTACGGCACCGGCACTCCCGAAGGTGTTATCAGCGCCGTCCCCGGCGTGACCTACGTTGACACCAACGCCACCCTCGGTGTGACCATGTGGGTCAAGGCCTCCGGCACGGGCAACACCGGCTGGAAGGTCCTGCAAGCCGACACCGGCGGCCGCAACATCGGAAGTATCCTGGCGAACTCCTGGACTGCCGCATCGGCCTTCCTGCGTCGCTTCAACAACACGGTCGAACTGCGACTCGTGAACCTCAGTGCCGGCAACAACACCATCTGCCTGGCGCTGCCTGCCGGGTTCCAGCCTGGCACTGGCGCCAACATTCGCACCCCGTACTTCGAGGCATCTGCGCTCGCCACCACGCCGGCTGTCATTAGCGCCAACGTGACGCTTCCAGAGATCGCGAACGGCACCCTCTGCGTGACGTTTACCACCACCCAGGACTGGCCGTCGAGCCTGCCGGGAATCGCCGCCACCTAACCCATACCTTCACTATGCTCGGGCCATGCAGTCACGCGACCGGACTCTCGACATCACGAAAGGCATCGCGATCGTCGCCATCGTGTTCGGCCATGTCTGGCGAGGCCTTGGCCTCGCTGGCCTGGTCGACCTCGACGGCGAACTCTTCGCGGGCATCGACGCGACGGTCTACGCGTTCCACCTCGCCGTGTTTGCTTTCGCGGCCGGGCTGTTCGTCCAGCGGGGCATGGCTCGCGACGGAGCATGGAGGTACACGGCGCGACGGGATCTAGGTTTCCTCTGGCTCTACCTGGTGTGGACCGTCATTCAGGGAGCGACCAAGATCGCATTCGCAGGCGAAGTCAACACCAGCGTCTCATGGGTCGAGGTAGCGCAACTGTGGAACCCACTGTCGCCGTACTGGTTCTTTGGCTGGATCGCCTTGATGATGGCCGCCGCCGCAGTGTTCCGACCGTGGCAAAGTGCCGCTCGATCGGCCGCGATGGCGAGCGGTGCCCTCGTCGTGTCACTGGCCGCGTGGGGCCTCAATGGACCGTGGATCGGCACCCAAGGACTTGGCCTCACCGTGTTCTTCGTAGCCGGCTTGCTCGTCGGCGGCCCGGTAGTTCTGCGTCAACTTGACCATCCCCCGCTCGTGCTTGTTGTCGCCGCGATCATAGGTGCGCTCCTTCTGGTTGGCCTGGCCTGGCCGGGCTACGCGGTGCCACCCACGACGGACGGCTCCGGCCGCACGGCGCTCGGTGTGGCTCTTGGCGTCGTCGCTTCGACCAGTGGACTCGTCGCTGTATTCGCCGTGTCCCCACTGCTGCAGAAGATCCCTGTCGTTAGTGCAGCCCTCGCCGCGTGCGGGCAGCGCTCGCTCGACATCTTCGTAGCTCACGTGATCTTCCTTGCAGGCGTCCGTGTCGTGCTCATGCGTTTGGGGATCGACGACCTCGCCGCTCACGTCGCGGCCGGCACGCTTGTGGCCGTCACCGGTTCGCTCATGCTTGGGTGGGCCGCTCGGCGGCTGGGATGTGGCTGGCTGTTCGACCCGCCAGCCTGGTTCCTCGGTCGCCGCCGCACTGCTATCGCCCCGGCCATCTGACCACCCCATAACGCCAATTCTGTGGCGTCTCGCTAGACTCACGACTGCCCCGCTCAGCGCGTCCCTCGCCCCCCGAGGAAGCGCCGGGCGGGGCGTCTTCTTGCGTTCCCCGGTAGCATCCGTGTCACGACACCAAGGAGGGGATATGGCCGAGCCAACAGAGGAGCGCCAGCAGCACTCGTACATCGCGTGGGATGATCGCGTTGAGCGGTACCGCGGGGAGAGACTTCCCGAGTTGCCTGACGGGATCGCTCTTGCCACCGTCTACGTGCTTCGCACCTCAACGTCGACCACGATCTTCTACGAGACCATGCGGGCGGGCTTAGGTGGTGTTCGCAGCCGCTGGTCGGCAACGGTTGGGACGGCGGGCGACCTGCTCTTCTCCATCGACCTGAGGCGCAACGGCGTGGAGGAGATGGTGCTGCGCTTGGCGCCGGACTGCTGGAGTGAGATCGAGTCGGGCCAGGTTCGGTACGCCGGCACCGACGAGGACTGGGGAATCGCGGAGTCGTAAGCGCTACGCGGCGACGCCGCGGCGGTGCTGCGCCAGGACCTCGACGGCGTTGCGTGCGGCACGCTGCTCAGGCAGGGTGTACCGCTGCGTCGTGGCCACGGACGCGTGGCCGAGCAACTGCTGGATCGTCACGAGGTCCACGCCCGCGCGCAGTAGGTCGGTGGCGAACGCGTGCCGACACGTGTGCAGTGTCCATTCGTCGCCGAGTACCGCGGAGGCTTGCTCGCCGATCCACCGCGCGTGAACGTGGCCGGCGAGTCGTTGCGAGGGGAAGGCGTAACCCCCTCCGGATCTGCAGGCGGTTCTCACTGCAATCGCTAGCGAGCTCGTGAGTGGCACGATGCGCTCGCGGCCGCCTTTGCCGTGGACTCTGAGTGACCACCCGCTCGCGTCGAGAAGGAGGTCGGCCTCGTGGACTTGGGCTATCTCTCCGCGCCGTAGACCACCCTCGTGCGCCAGACGCAGGATGAGCCGTGTGCGGCTGTTGGCGGACCTCAGCCCGCTCTCATAGACCAGTGGAGGTATTGGCCGTGGCTGGCCGGGCTTCTCCCGCAGCTTCGTTAGGGCCTCCGCGGGGCTGCTGTCGATGTGGCCGGCCGCGACGCCGTACCGGTAGAACGCAACGAAGGAGTTGCGGCGGCCGCGCCGGGTCTCGTGGGCCCAGGCTTGGCGCCCGCAGAAGTCCGCGAGGTCGGCGGTGGTGACGGCCCATGGATCCTCATGGCCGCTGTTGCGGGCGAAGTGCAGCATGTTGTCGACCCGCGTCCCGATGGTGGTGTCTGCGTGCCCGCCAGCCCGCAAATGCACCACGAAGCCCGAAAGGGCATCCTGCCAGGCGCGATTGGTCCCCCAGTTCCTCATGGCGAGAGGGTAGGGCCGGAGCCGCCGCCCTCGCGCCGATCTGTGGAAAACGTCACTGCGCAGTGGCGTCACAGGGGCCAGGTATTCACGCTCCGCGCACATGATTAGGGGTGAACTGGCGTGTCGATCGACTCGACATCGCGCTCGGCGAGCGTCATTTCGATCACCGCCGTGACGCACCCGCACTCCTCGTCCACCTCGTGGTGGTACCCGGCGCAGCGATCGTCGGGACACCCACATCGGTCACCCCACCAGACGTCCGATGTGGAGCCCCACGCCGCTGCGTACTCCTTGACAGTGAGGCCGCTCTCTCGAATCTCCCTGCGTGCCGCCCGCGACAGTCCGCGGATCATGCTGCAGATCCTTCGTCCGGGATCCCGCGGTGCCTCTGGACCTTCTTCGCCTGGGCTGCTTTGCGCTCGCGGCGGTCCTCGAGAGAGGGCACCTCGAGGCGCCTCATGGGGCCGTCGTAAACGGAACTCACTACAGACCAGAAGGTTGGGGGTTCGAATCCCTCCGGGCGCGCT